CTTGAGACTTAAATCCTTTGATTGGTTCTGGTTTGATGATATCGACCACTTCAGCAAAAGTATTTCCATCAGCATCTTCAATAGTCACATTTTCTGCTTTTACGCAAGAACCTTTTGCAAATTCTGTGGTTCCTTTTTTTCTTTTGTAACCAGTCCAACATTTTTCATCCAATATTTCCCTTGTAATTTTATCAACTAAAGATGGTTCATAACCCGCATTGATATTTCTAATTGTAGTGTCACCTGGTCTTACTAAAGGCATTAGTGGTTCTCTTCTTTTGCTTTGTGCTGCAGATTGCTCTCCCTTTGTAGCACCTAGTTGTGAAAGTTTTCTAATATTAGCAGAACGTTTGGAACTTCTAATGACTGTAGGATCTATTTTTTCTGGCATTCTCCATGCTTCTTCCACATCATGCTCTCCACTTGCAATGTAATCAGCTGCAGTATCGATATAATCTGCTGCTTTAGTAATTTTTGATTGAACCCATGCTTCTAGATCTCCTTCACCTCTAGCAACTTTTGATTTGATTCTTTTTACTGCATCTTCAATGGTTTTGAGTTCTGATCTTGCCATTGAATATTCTTCATCTTTAACAGAAACTTTGTCCCATGCTTTTTCGCCATAAGAACACTCAGATCTTGTTTCTCTCTTGTCACATAAAGGACAGTATCTTTCTTCTTCGTGCATAGTTTCCTCCGATTTAGTTCCCCAGTTGTCTGCACCGACGTTACGGCATTTTACAAGTGCTCCAGATGCATATGCACTTGGCCAAACACTATAGCGAGACTTTACTTTATGATAACAAGCATCTTTTTTTCCACTACTTTTACTGGATTTATCTTTTGCTTCTTGTACGTCCATTTCTTCTTTCATTTTCTTTCTAGGTGAGTCTGTAGAAACATAGGTTGGTTTTGCAGCACCTGTTTTTTGCTGTTGTCCAGGATCTGCTGCTTTTTTTCTTCTTGCTGCAGAAAGTCTTTCTGCTTTAGACATACTTGCTCTTTTTGCTGACGAAACACATTTTGGAACTCCTTCTCCGGGTTCGTCACTTGCACACGTTCCACCAGTTACAACATTAACCCAACCAGATTTTCCATCCTTTGATTTGGATTTCCCAAACCAATCGCGAAGTCCTTCTTCAGTAACATCTTTGAACTTTTTGTGATGCTTTTTAGCATCTGCTTCCATTTTTTTCAGACGAGTATAATAGTCTGGAATTTCGTCAAGATGTTGAAGAGCAATATCTTTAGCAAGATCATGATCTTTTGTATGTTCATGCTCAATAGGTTCTCCCATATCAAGTTGCTTTTGTATGAAAGATGCATCAAGACGATGCTTCTTTGCAATTTGCTCAACTGTTTTGTGTGACTTGATTTGGGGCATTACTCAATTGGTTTTGATTTAGTTTCCTCACCTTTTGCTCTTTTTCTTCTCGCGGCACAGTGAGCACGTTGAGAAAATCCTCTTGGATTTGAGCAATCAATACTCTTTTTATATTTATTACTCCAGTCTTCTTGAAACTGTTTAAACGTTTTCATTTTCTGTTTGTTGTTTTAAAAGTTTTGCAAGTTCTGCTGTAGAACCTACAAACAATGCATTATTAACTGTGGTTGGACCTTTACCAACCTTTTCTTCTTCAATATCTTTAAGTTTTTTCTGAAGATCCATCAACTTATCCGTAGCATCGGCAACATTCTTAATCAGTTGTCCAGCAACTTCATAGGCACGAGGCATCTCACTTTCCTGAGCAAGTTCTAAAATTCCGTTGATTGCTTCTTGACCTTTTTCTATAAGAGAATAAAGATTTCCTCTTGTATAATCATAATCTTTTTTAATATCATCAACTGTAGATGCTATTTTTTCAATTTTTTCAATTTCACTTTTAGTTTCGACAGGTACTATTTCACCCTCAACATTAAAAGCATCATTCAACTTATCAAATTTCTTTGTCATTTTCATTGGTTACTACCGCTAAATCCAAAATCATCACCATCTTCAATTAAAGTATTATCAGTCGTAGTAATAGACTTGACGGGTGATCCTGCTAAATGAGAAGTTATTGTTGTATTATCTCTTCCCCTATCAACAGTAAGAATATTACCAGATTTTGATCTTACATATACTTCTTCACCTTCGAGGTCTAGGTATGTATTAGCAGATATTGAACTTGCGTTATCAACAGTAATTAATATATCTTCTGTTGTGATATCTCTTGTCAAATTTGTAACAATAGTACCAGTATAATTTTTGATAGCTCTTGGTTCTGATGAATATACAATTTCTCTGGTTGGAGTATTTGTAGTGTCTCCTGCAATATAACCAATAGTAGTCTTTTTGATGATATCTTTGGTTGCGGAAGAAACTGGACCAAAAAGATAAGTCTTTACTGTAAATCTTAAAGTATAAATTAATACCCTTCTTGTTGTAAAGTTACCCTCATAATCATCCTGCATCGTAATGTTTTCTAGAACAACAGGAACATCTCTTTTTTCATTAATAATATCTACCAGTTCAACACTCATTGTATACGCTGGTTGAAAATATGGTAAAATTTGTTCCACAATTTGCAGAGCATCATCATTCAACTTAGACATAATGCTAAGTTCAAACTGCATATTGTATGGAACTGGAAGATATGTTTTTTTAGTTTCTGTACCGTCTTCTGTAGACTTTGCCGTAAATGTTTGAGTAGTAGTTGACTTTCTTGTTGAGTCATAGGTTAACCCAGTAAACTCAAATGACATTCGTGGTAATGTAATTTGAACTGGTTTATTTAAGTCTGGGGATTGTTCTAGTCTCGCCAGAAACTTTTGCGTAGGACCATACGCAAGAGGAACTTTAATTATGTTAGTAACAGCTCCACTATTATTAGTGTGCTTGATACTAATTTCATTAAATAAAGAACCAAAAGCAATAACGGTTCTTCTTAAAATTTCGTGATAAAAATACTCAAACATATCTTATAGACCTTTATGTTATTATTTAAACATAATAACTTCTATTTATGGCATTCCGAATGGATTACTTTCACTAAAGTCTATAATATTTTCTGCTTCAGTTTCTATTTCATCATTATTTGCAAATCCGTCCTTAACAAGGAAGGCATCTATTGACCTTAATTTGTATGAAGCACTTGATGCTGTTCCAACAATATTTTCTCCGGAAATAAATTGACCATTTATATTAGAGACTTCTAGAATATTAGTAGTGGAGTTCCAAGATCTTACTCTTGCCGTTACGCCACTTTGAGATCCTGTCACAATTTCATTGAATATAAATGTTCCTATACCGGTAGAACTTGGTGATCCTATAGTTATTGTTGGTACAACAGTGTATCCAAGTCCAGCATTTGTTATTCTAATTTGAGTAATAGTTCCTGCAGCAGAAACTACTGCGGTAGCAGCGGCAGATACTGAAGAAATTCCACTAAATGAAATTGTCGGTGGAGTTACATATCCAGATCCAGAACTCGTAACTGTTATAATTCCAACAACTCCATCTCCAATTGTTGCGGTTGCTGTTGCCCCATTTCCACCACCACCAATAAATCTAACACCAGGTGCAACAGTATATCCATATCCAGGGTTAATTATTTCCACGCTTTGAACTGACTGTGCGGATGGATTTGTATTGTTATTGCAAACTACAATACCACTTATCATCCTTGCAATTGCGGATGCAGTTTTTCCTCCAGCTGGTGCAGAAGAAATTCCAACTGTCGGAACACTTGTATATCCACCACCACGATTAGTTACAGTTATAAATCTTAAACCACCATTAACAACACTTGCAACTGCTGTTGCAGTAACTCCAACTCCAACCATCGTAAGTTTTTGGACGGGCCCAATAGGTTTTGTATCTTCACCAATACTCCCACTAATATTATCATCAATATCTTCTACCCCCGTATCAATGATTTCATCTTCATATCTAAAGAGTTCGCATCTCAATTCATAAGTATAAAGTCCTTGAAGTTGATAAAATGGTTTCTCGTGTTCAACATATTTAATTTCAAATAATCTATCTCCCAATGGAAACCAAATCAAGTCTCCTTCTTTTGGTCTTGATGATAATTTAATATTCGGTTGACCACTAATTAGTGGTGAAATGTAATTTTTGTATCTTTCTCTTGATATTGTTAATGTTATTTCATTGAGTGCCTGAATTCCAAACTTTGACAATATTGTTGGATTATCTCCATATCCATCAAAACTATCTACATATGCTTCTATCGGATATGCATTTGTAAATTTTGATTCTATTAGTTCTCTTATTACTGTTTTTTCAGTAATATATTTTCTAGGAAGATAATAAACTTCAACACCATACATTCTCAATTGTTCATTGATCAAGTCTTGTATAAGACCTTGTTCTGATTTTGACCCTTGGAGAAAAAATGGATTTAACATATATTAACCAATCATATCGAGAGGAGGAAGTTCATAAGTATTGGACATTTTTTCCATTAAAATGTCTATTTCTCTTTGAGCATCATCATACATTTGTCTTCCATTTAACTCGACTCCACCTGGAAGTTTAACTCCAGTAAATTTCATCATATTCTGACCCCACTGCCTCTTAATTAGTGCAGTCAGATATGGTTTTATGAAAGAATCATTCCAAACTCTTGAATAATCATTTGGATCTAAGGTTGAATAGCAGTCTATAACAAAATAATGATTTTCTGTCACAGAACCCCAATCAATATCTAAATATAATCTATCTTGTCTTTTATTAAAACGAATTTGTTTCTGGGTGTTTAAAAGAAAATCTAAATCTTCCAAATATGTTTTAACCATAGCATAGCTTAAAAGTTCAGTTGTTCCCCAATAGTAAATATCATTCAAAAATAACTGATATTTAACACTAAACATATTGTGTGTAATGGTATTTGCGCCATCAAAAGTAAAAATTTTATTTACTCCAATTACGTTTGGTGGAACTTGAAGATAGTTACTATTTTCATAGTAAGAAAAAGTAGTAGCAGTTCCAACTATGTTTGTAGTTACTGTTGTTGTTGCAATACCAACGTTATTATTATTTAAACCTCTTGCTCTGCCTCTAGCAATATCATCTGCAGTAACTTTGTACTTATAAAATGTGGGATAAACACCATCAAAATGACGCTCTTGGAAGAATTGAACAGCGTCAT